ACGGCTTTGTCTTTATTTTTGCGACTTATGCTGGAGTGTCTCGAAATCGTACTAATGAGTATATCGACGGGGTGCTGAGATCTTTCTTTATGGATTAGCTCTTGCTTGGGATCTGTGGAACTTCGTTCCTTGCAGCCTACAACATTCAATCTTTTCCTGTCGGAAAGACCTCTCCGTCTCACGTACTCCTTAGTACTTAAGGACTGATTAGGTTTTGGGACTATTCCTCGGAATAGATCCTTCAACCGACGACCTGTATCATATGCAATCTTGAAGTCTAAAGTGGAAACTTCACCACTTAAAGCTTGATTGACCGTGATATAGGTATTGATGTGGTCTGGTAGCGGTTTTGCTGAACGTACTCGGAACCTTCCTCTTGCAAGGGAAGTGAGCCCAGCTATGTTCAGGCCACCGTGGCCATCACCACCATGTATAATCAGTCCTGATTTCGTGTTGCCTCGTGGAAGAAATCCATGGCGGATTTCATCTTTTACGTTTACCAGGGGCGAGCTTGGTAAAGCGTTAAGAGTTTCATAGGTGCTGTGCGAACGATTTGCTATCATTTTGGAAGCTGTTAAGGAGCTTAAGTGTCCATCTTCAATGGATCTTAGTCTCCCTTCCTTCATGACCATCATTCGCTCACAGAACACACCAGATCGTCCAAAGAATGACTTGGATTTGTTGACAACAAGTCCTAACCTTTCTAAGGTCCTCTCGTAACGATCACATAGCTTCCTTGGCCAGAAGCCAATGAGATCGTCACCACATATCTGGTAAGTGTCCTTACGTGCACCTGCGTACCACGCGGCAAAGCTGTTGAGAAGACTTAGTATGGTCCAACCTGGTCCTAGTCCCATATGGATACCGTTGCGTGTATCCTGTGAGTCTATCCTTTTGGGTCCAAAGAGTCTTTCTACAAGGGGGATATCCTCCGGTCGTTCAAGCACATCACATAGTTGGATAGCTACGTGTTGTGCGAGACTGTGGGGAATATAGTCGGTTGCTGCAGATAGATCCGCAGAGTAAGCATAGGACTGTTTACACTGTGGTTCTAACACAACTTCCTTTCCTCGTAGAATGTCTCTTGTTGTCACGCACCTTTTCAAAGCACCTAGCCAGCGCTTTGTAATTGTTCGTGCCACATGAGTCTCCTCAGCAGGATGCAAACTAATCACTCGAACCTTTCCACCCATTTCCTGCAGTGGGTGTGGTTTGAGTGGTTGTATCGATGACTGTTTGAGATACACTTCTCTTATTGTCTTATACGTAGGAAGATGGGGATTCTCTTTGAATTCCATCCACTCCTGTGTTGTTCTGTGAAGTTCAACCGGAGTGACTGGAGGAGGACCCCCACCCGCTCTTTCTGCATAAGACAATGGAGGCAAGTCGGAAGAAACGTAAGGTAACGATCGTTGCTCCCATCTTGTCAGTGTTACATCAACTTTTGTCGATAGTCTCTGGAAATGATTACTTATTAGTTCTGCTGCGGCCCCTCCTTTATGACGAGGAGTTGACAACGTTGCAGAACAGCTAGGTAGTATTTCCTGAGGCTTTGCATCCTTGTGGTGTTTGATAGGAAGAAGTTTGATATACTGCTTTAGCCTTCCAGCTAGATCAGTATCCCACTTTCTTTCTGTCATCCACCGCTTTTTACACTCCAGCACAGCCTTTTCGAGTTGCTCCTGAGGAACATACCAATCAACAGCACGTGTCACAGTAGAAGCTAGGAAGAATTTCCTTGCTAACCGCTGTTGCATATGACGTTTGGTAAGTCCCTTTTTGCGTGTAACGAAAGCGAACTCCTTCAGGGTCCTCGGGCCCTGTTGGATACAGTGCATGATGAAGCCTACAAACCTTCTACGCTTACGGTCGTTGCGGGATCCCCTTGTTGTGGGAATTCCGTATCTCAACGTCCATGAGAGTCGAATTGCTTTGTAGTGCTTTGCCACTGCGCTTAAACGTTTACTCAAGTTAAGGCTGACACCGGACTCCGCAGTCGACAGAAGTCGATTGAACCTGCGGAACACAGCATAAGAATGAGACATAGTGCTCATCCTTACAGACCAAGAACGAAGCTTCTTCATTGTTGAAGGCAATGGAGCTAACTTCTTTCTTCGGAATGGCTGTGTAGGGACTTGACAATGGGAATTT